CTCTTAAACACTTTGGCACCAGAGTTGATGTTATCATTGCCATGGAAATGGCAGACAAGATTGACAGTGAAACTGCCTATCAGAACATCAAAATGGAACTCAAGGAGTTGAAGAGAGTTCGTAAATCATGGAAAAGGACTAATGAAACTGAATCCTGATAACTACAAAATTGAAAGGAAAAAGAGATTAGCAGATCTAGTCTCTGAGTATCTTAATGAAGATGATACAACTCCACAAGAGTTTTATGATGAGTTGATTGAAGAAGTTGACTCTTGGATTGATTACCACAAAAAGCAAATGAATAGGGCAGTTGATGTGAAATCACTGCTCATGGGATATAAGAAGTTAGACATTGATCTTTCTGATCTTCCTACAGGCATTTCCACACATAACATATCTTTGGCAACACAAGATGACTATGATGATTTCTGGAACTATTGATCTTTGATACTATGATTCTTAAGGAGAAAATGTGTATTAATTATGATGGGTTTAAGGGGCAAATTGTATTTGTTTGTGATCAATATGCAACCTTTAATCCATTCAACAGTAAAGCATTGATGCTTATATTCAAAGAGAACTGGGAGGATGTGACACTCCTCTAAGTGGCACAAACCTCTTGACTTTTCCCTCCAGATCTGTTATCATTACAAAGTAATCAATCAAAGGCAAATGTCTGTTTCTGTTATTCTCAATGTTGAGTCTTCTGCTATCTCTGAAGTCTCTTTTGACTATGATGAAAATAAAGTTGGTGTGACCTATCTTAGCAATCCTGACAAGTCCTATGTCTTTGCATGTGACAATCCTCTGAGTGTTGAAGATCAAATTCGTACTGCTGAGAGTGTTGGCAAACTGATTGCAAAACTCAAAAACAATAAGGTTCTGATTCCCATTCAGAACTGATAAATAAGGGGAGCAATCCCCTTTATACTTGGAAGGTTGACCGAGTGGTTGATGGTGGTAGTCTTGAAAACTACTGAGGCTAATAACCTCCTAGGGTTCGAATCCCTAACCTTCCTTTGGGAGATTAACTCAGTGGTAGAGTGCCTGCTTTACACGCAGTATGTCACTGGTTCGAATCCAGTATTTCCCACCACGGAATGTAGCTCAGTTTGGTAGAGCACTCGCTTTGGGAGCGAGATGTCGCAGGTTCGAATCCTGTCATTCCGATTAGTCATTAACAAGACTATGAAAATTAACTTATGGTATTCCACATCTCAACAACAATGGAGATGGACTCTCTGTGATGATTCTGATACAATGCGTCAGGAATCAGGACAAAGACCATTTCTTAGAGATGCAATGGAAGATGTTGCTAACACTGTAGAATACATGCTAGAGTGTAAGCAATCTGAATAAACTTCATTCCCCTATAGCTCAACAGGCAGAGTAGGTGACTGTTAATCACTTGGTTCCTGGTTCGAATCCAGGTGGGGGAGTCTGCACATGTGGCGGAATTGGTATACGCGCTGGGTTTAGGTTCCAGTGGAGCAATCCATGAAGGTTCAAGTCCTTTCATGTGCATTGGGGGATTAGTTTAGTGGTAAAATAAGTGCTTTGCAAGCATTAGTCACCAGTTCGACTCTGGTATCCTCCATTCTAAATAAAATTAAGTTGCTATAGCAAAATGAGCAGATTTCTTAATTTGATTGGTAATACTCCAACTCCAGATCCTGAGGAGCAAGTAACAGAAACTCCTAAGAGAGCAAAGGATGAGAATGGACACTTTATTGCAGATGATCCTAGCACCCCTGAAAATGAAGCATGGGAAGGTGGAGTAGCACCCAAGAAAACTAGAAAAAGAAGAACTAAAAAGGCAGATTGATTATACTGATGTGACACATGTACTAGTGTCACAATAAATCTCCAAACAGGGGGATCTCATGCTATGATTACTAGGTAATCAAATGAGATTCATGTCTACTGCATTTCTTGAGGATATTCAAATTGATGAGTTTGATTGTGTAGTGCCTAATGAGGCAATGTTTGACCTCTTTGAAGATAATTGGGAATCCATCACTGAGAGTGATGAAGATGAATGGATTCTGATTGAAGACTGACTTTATTATTCAACAAAACAATGGGAACTCGTAGTTTCATTTCAATCAAACACAAAGACAATACCTATTCTGGTGTATATTGTCACTGGGATGGTTATCCTGAGTGGAATGGTGAAATCTTGAAGAAAGATTACCAGGCACGCAGTAAGGTTGTTGATCTTATTGATGGTGGTGATATGTCTTCACTCAAGACTAAAACTACCTGGGAGTCTACATTCAAGGATGATGAGTATAGTAATACTCGTGAAGAGCAACCTCTTTACTATCATGAAAGGGGTGAAACTGATGAGGATACAATCTATCCTAAGCACTTCAAGAATCATCAGCAACTGTTTAAATATGCTAAAGGTTGTGGATGTGAATATCTCTACACCTTTGATGATGTAGAACTTGATCAACCATTCTGGTCTTTTTGTGGAGTTAATTGATGACAACTAAAGTGAAACGTAAAATGGTGAATGTTGAACCAATCTCTAGCAAAGCAAAGAACAGGTTTGCTAACATGATGGACAGACTTCATGGGTGTCATGTAGAACAAGAGACAGAAGATAAGTTGTTTCTTGCATCAATCAACAGGAAGAACTTCTTCTGGATTGATAAAACAAATGATCCTAATTGGAAGATTGTCAAATGACTGAAGAGTTTGTGAATCTTAATGTTGATGAGTTGGAAGCATTACAAACTGCACTCCAACTGTTGTCTAAGAAAGAGCAAAAATTGATGGAGAGTTCTGGTAAAGTGACCCTTAGTAATTTGTACAACAAACTTCAAACTTCAATAGAGGAAATCAAAGGCAATGACTATCAATCTTGATAAGTTGTCCCACCCATACAAAGAAGCACTTGCAGAGGATTGTGAGGACTATTTGTTGCATAGGCACATTCCATTGGCATCACATTCCTATGATGTGATTATTACTCAAGCACTGCGAGAAGGGTATCAATTAGAGAAGTTTGATAGACCAATTCGCAAACTGGCACAGTAAATCCCCATTTGCCCTCTAAGTGTGATATGCTTACAGCATGATCAAATCAGACATGACTACTTACTCCAATCTCTCCAAAATCAAACCCAAACTTCGTACTCAGGGTCGTGTTTCTGGTAACTTTGGTAAGAACAAAGTTAAGGCAGGTTCTCCTATCTCTGGTCTGGGTGTGACTAAAGCAAAGGTCATCAATGTTACCACTCCAGATGCATACCTGAAGAAAATGTATCAGGTATTTGATACTACTTCTGATCCTAAACTCAAGAAGTTTGCATACACTGAGATTCGCAAGATCTTGGTTCAGCGTGGAGAATGGTGATGGTATATTCTTACAGTGATATAGAAAATGCATACAAAGTTCTCAAGCAAGTTGTAGAGCGTGAGAACAAATTGCACATGATGGATCAAACTATTATTCCTCAACATCTGGATGATTTACAGTATGAAATCTTGCCAATGTTAGAGGAAATAGTATATTTTGATCCCACCCCATGACAATCTCCAAACTGTCCACTATCACTTGACTTTTCCAATTATTTGTGTTACTATTACAAGGTAATCTAAAGACAAATGAACTACAATTCTATTCAAGAGTGTGAAAAAGAACTCAAGACTGCTAAGAAAAAGTATGATAAACTGGCAAAGCAAATTAAAAGATGCAAGTCAGAATATCAATATGAAATCTTAGTTGAAGATTTGGAAGAGTGTAGACAAGATGTAGTTGAACTGCAAATGATTGTCCAAGACCTGCGTAAACAAAAGAAACTGGCAGAAGTTGATGTCTGACCTTTACTCTGAAATCCTTAAATACGAAAACATGCCACTTTCTGAATCTCAACTCTTTACCCTTAAAGAGAACTATGCCAACATGATTATTGATGGCATGGATATGGATTCTCTTTGCCAAATGGCATTTGATCTGTTACTTGATGCATACAAAGATTGTACTGAAGATGACATCAAGGCAGAGGTTTTAGATCTCTATGATGAGGAAACTCTTCACAGTTTGATGCCTGGTGATTGACACCTGTGCTATAATTATTTCACCAACAGTTGAGGACAATGATTGACACTTGTAAATTGCATGATGATTTAGAAGATTTTGCATCTTATCTTGGTGTTGATTATGATGATTTCTATCAGTTGATTTATCGTCTTCCTGATGAAGATGAGTTTGATTGTGAGGTTAAACTAGGTCTCACAGACTAACTAAATAGGGGCAGAGATGCCCCTCCATGGGCACATAGCATAATGGATAATGCCACTGCCTTCTAAGCAGTTGAGTGGGGGTTCGAGTCCCTCTGTGCCTGTTATTTTAGAGAATTATGTTAAACAACTACAGTCATCAAACAACAGAAGCATTTAGAAGAATTGAGGATGCTTTAGCAGGTAGAACTGATGATGATTTGTGTTGTTTAAAAGAAGAACTAGGTAGTTTATACAAAAGAGCACAAGATATTCATAACATGAGAGCATCATTGATTGATGGTTCAGATTATCAAATCCCACACAGATACTAACAATGGAACATCTATTTGTCTTTGGATTTGCTATCCTATTGTGTTGGACAATGAACTACACTTTTCCCACAAAGAATGGGTCAAAAAAGTATTGATGTGACAGTTGGGGAACTGCACACCTTTTTCCCCAAAGCACCCTAATCCATGGTATGCTTACAGCATGATGAAAAACACCACTTTAATGACTGAACAAGTTCTTGACAAGATTGATCAAATGTGTCAAGTTCTCTACACTAACTATCAGTCAAGTTCTATTGAAAGGCATCGCAAATCCATTGAAAATGACATCAATATGGATTATCATCAGAAGATGATTGAAGAACTCTCTATGGGTGAAGGTTGCTACAAGTTCTCTTATGTTAAGGGTAGGAAGTATGCAAAGATTGTGATGCAAACTCCTGCTGGACAGAAAAGTGTTCATGCTTTTGTAGATATTACCAATGGTGATGTCTACAAACCAGCAACTTGGAAAGCACCTGCAAAGAATGGTGTTAGGTATAATCTGATGGATGAAAAGTCTCGCATGGAGATGTATCAGCGTGCAGATTGGGCAGGTGGTTATCTCTACAAATGATATACTTTATCATCATTTCTGCTAGTGTTGTATGGGCAGCACTAGCACTCTTTTCCCCTTGGTTTAATCATCTCGATAACATTGAAAAATGACTTATACTAAAGAACAACTGATTGAAGCACTCTATAGAGAGTATTTGTTCCTCATTCATGATGATTATGATGAGTCTATTGATGCCACTCCAGAAGAATATCTAGATATGCTCAAAGAGTTAAGTTATGATGATTTGATTGTAGAAACTCAGACTGACGACATCTTTACACTAAAACAGTTTATGGATGCATATCTGTGACACTTGACAAACTGGCACACACATGATTGACTTTCTTGTAAATCTATGGTATCATACTTGTATGAAAGATAAAATGATGCATCAATCCACCCTTGATCTATTCTGTGATCATGCAGATGAACAAATGGCAGAAGAATATACTCTAGAACTAGAAGCAAAAGCAGCAGAACTTGAAGTCACTGTTGACTATTACATGGCAGAGTTTCTCTGATAACTAACACCACCAACCAAACTTTCACTAACAACATTATGCAAACCAAAACCAAGTTCAATCACCTCAACCTGCCTACTCTTGCAGATCTGCCTACTCAAACTGTTAATGGTTCTCGTCGTTACTGTGTGAATGGCAAACTGTTGCCTTCTGTCACCACAGTTACTTCCTATCAGAATCGTCAATCTATTGCTGAGTGGAGGGAACGTGTAGGTGAGGAAGTTGCAAACAAGATCAGTCATTTTGCATCTACCAATGGCACTAAGTTCCACAAAATTGTTGAGGACTATCTCAACAACATTGATGCAGACTATGATACTGAAAAGTATGAGATTGCACTCAAATTGTTCAATCAATTCCAGTCTATCCTTGATGATGTAGATAACATTCATTATCAAGAATGTGCTCTCTATTCTGAAACTCTTGGCATTGCTGGTCGTGTTGACTGCATTGCAGAATACAATGGCAAACTGTCTGTAATTGACTTCAAGAGTTCTTCTAAACCAAAGCATGAGAATCAGATCCAAAACTATTTTGTGCAGGAGACAGGTTATGCTATGATGTATGAGGAAATGACTGGCAATAAGATTGAACAAATTGTCACTCTGATTTCTTGTCACTCAGGTGAGACACAAGTTTTTGTCAAGAACCCTGCTGACTATGTTGACACTCTTAAGCAGTATATTGTAGAATACAACAATGCTTGATTGGAAATGCACAGTTAGAACACAATCTAACTACCTGCAAACTGTATATGTAACTGCATACAATCATTCTGATGCAGTTATAGCAGCAGAGTCAAGAACTGGTGGTGATTGTATCATGGCAGTGCCTGATTCTATCACTTCCAGTGATGACAATGATGATGAAGATAGCACCTCTAGTTCATCCTTTGATGGTGCTGGTTTGTTATTCCTTCTCTGTCTGTTCTTCATTGCATTTGCATGGAAACAGATCCTCCTGATTGTTGCTATTGCTGCCCTGATTTGGGGTGTGATATATACCATCAGGAACTAATCTTTTCTGCCTCAGTAGCACAGTGGTAGTGCAATCGCCTTGTAAGCGATAGGTCGTAGGTTCAAATCCTATCTGGGGCTTATACAATGTGCCACAAGTTAAAGTGTCACAGTAAATTACCAAAACTCTGCTATTCATGCTATGATGCATAGCATCAGACAAATTGATCAAATCAATGGACATTCAAACTGTAAAATGGATTCTAGGGAGTGAACAAACTCCTGAACAGTTTGTGTGCTTGATTGATCTCATCAAGACACATCTTGCTCTTGATAATAACAAACTCAGAGAGGATTTTGTATGCTCTCTCATGGGATATACTCCCTCATATGGTGGTGCTGGTCACCCTGATGGATACAAACCAGATGGCACTTGTGTAGATAACAAGTCTGGTCCTAACATTATATTTCCTGATGGTGCAGTTAGTATTACCAAGAAGCATGATTGGGTTTGTCTTGTGCATGAGTTCACAAAAGAAGGTCAGTTGATCTATGTTGCAGAGGTTGCAGTTTCTGACATCATGGATGAACTTGTAGAGGATGCTGCTATTAAAACTGCAAAGGGTGGAAGGGTATCACCTGCCTGCTCACATAGTGTGTGGTTAAAGAAAGAAAACACCAAGATTCTGTATAAGAATCCCTCACTCTATCCCTTAACTAAATCAGGCAAATCTGTTGTTCGCAGATTCCTGGAAATTGATGAATTGGATTACACTAAAACTCAGGTCATTTGATGATGGAAAACAAAGCAAGAATCTTTTCTAGTTTGATTCTCTGTGTTGCATACTTCTCTACTCTTTATCTTGATCCTTTGTCTGGTTCAAGATTGTATATTCTAGGCAATTCTCTAGCAATTCCGTATATGGTCCGCAATAAGTGTTGGGACATTGTTGCACTGCTCTCATTCTTCATTGTTGTAGGTCTACCCAAATCTTTGGGATATTGATATAATGATGTGACAGTTGTAGAAGTGGTCGCTATATTTACCGAAATGCCCAAATCCATGCTATGCTTACAGCATGGAAAATCAAACAAGACAACTCACCAAATTGGAGAAGTTCATGAACACTCCAGAAAATCGCATTAAGTACGCTTTCATCTTCTATGATGAGAACTGTGGTGATGATTACCAGATGAGAGAGTTAGCATTGTCTAGGGCAATGGATTGGATTGCTGTTTGTGATGATGAGGAGGCACACTTCTGATGAATAAGTATATTGAAATGGATCTAGTTTCTATCATTGAAACTCTTCAAAGAGCAGTTGATGTTTGTTATAATGCTCCAGAAAAGGATGATGAAGGTTATCCTTATGCCACTGGATATTCTAGGGCAGCAATGCAATCTGCCATCACACAGTTAAACTCAATCAAGCACAGAATTAAATGAGAATTGCTTTCCTTGTAATGTTTGCTATCTTTGGTGCAAATCTTGTGAACCACACTGTCACAGTTGCAACTGAAATGCAAACCAAAAAAGTACAGCAAATGTATCAACTTATGAGTCTAGATGAGACCCATAAACAGCACTGATCAATCAATCCTGAAAACTGTATCACCCTGAACTACAGGATCCTGAAATGTGTGCTATGCTTACAGCATGAACAATCAAGAAACCACTTTCCCCACTTTCACCACTTTCTACAACATCTCTGGCAAGATGATGATTCGCAACAATCAAACTGACAATGTTTGGCAGTCTTTGATTGAAGATAAAGAGTTCCGCAATGCTATTGAATCTCTCTATGACTTTGTTGTAGAAACTGAATCCAATGCTGATGATGCATATGACTGGGTATGTGATCAGGCAAATGTTAGCAGTTTTGTTGCAGATGAACCTGCTTGGAATATGTTCTACAGTGTGTGGGAACAAGCATACGCATAATCAATAATTTCCTTCAATTTTAATTGCATACCATGACTCAAACTACCATGCTCAAAACCAAATCTTTCTCCAAAGTTATCTACAACATCAGCAATCCTAAGTGTGTTGTCTTTGATCTTGATGCCACACTTTGCCACCATGGTGATCAATCAGGGTTTGAAGATTGTGACCAATTTCAACCTATTGATGCTGTTGTTGATGTTGCCAAGCACTGCAAATCTAAGGGGTTTGATCTAGTAATTGCTACTGCACGTCCTGACGTCTACATGGAAGGCACTGGGTATTGGTTGCAAGAGCATTTGCCTGAGTTTGATGCACTCTACATGAAGAACGCAGAGGATGATTCTACTGGTTCAAAGTGCAAGGGTGAGCAACTCATGGACATCCTACGTTTCTGGGATGATATACAGTTCTGGGTTGATGATTCTCCTTACAATGCTGCTGTAATTAGTGACCATGGTGTAGATTGCATTCGTCCTTCTCACAATGATGCATTTTGGGCAGATTATGGGGATCAGTAAAGAGAAATTGTGCCACCTGGACTAGTGGCACACAAATCTCCCGAAACCCCTTTAAATGTGCTATGCTTACAGCATGGAAAATCAAACAAGCAACTTCCCCACTTTTCAATCTAAAGATGGCACCATGGTAGTGTCATTCTATCCTGTCAAATTGCCCTTTGGTGATGTATCTGATAGGTGGACTCTTAAGGTGCTAGAGTGGAAAGGAATTGAGACAATCTCAAAGAAGTTCATCAACAACTTTGAGAAGAAAATGCAACTCAGAGAGTATCAATCTCACAAGTATGTTGTCATCAAAGACAACAGCAATCTTCCTCAAATTGGTAATCCTATGATGGGTGCATGTTGATTATGACCACTGAAGAATTGATCTCAAGTTTTACATCATCTCTTGACATCTTGAGAGAATGGAATGAGATGAGTTTCAACTTTTGGTGTGACGAACTGTTCACTCTTAATGATGAATGGAACTGGCAAAGTCTCACCATTAGCAATCTCAAACTGATTCAGGATGATGTAATGGATTCTACTGCAAATCTGATGCTAGGATGAAGAGAAATTGTGCCAGTCAACAAGGTGGCACACAAATCTCCCGAAACCCCTTTAAATGTGCTATGCTTACAGCATGGAAAATCAGAAAACAACTCAAACCACTTTCAAGATTGTTGATTGTCACACCAACAAAGTTCACCACATTGATGCAACAAACCATGACACTGCATTGCGTACAATAGCAAGCAAGTTAGGTCACTTCTGTGTTGCCTTTGTCTGACACTTTTACCCTTTTCAATTAACACTTTTTCACCAAACAAATGACTGCAACTCTCATCAAATACAACCAAATCACTGAAGAAAAGATTCAAGAACTCGCAGAAGAGAATTATGCTCAAGATGACATGTACGCCTTCATTGAAGAATATGGGCAAGATGCATTTGTTCAATTTTATGAGGAATATGTGACCTTTGGTGAGGATCACTGTTATGAGGCAGTAGACGCCTTCATTGATGCATTTGGTATTGATTGCCTTGCATCTTTTGAAGATGCCTATTATGGACAGTATGACAGTGAGGAAGAGTTTTCTGAGCAATTTGTTGGAGATGCCTATTCTAACCAACTGCAAGATCTTCCTATTGTGATTGATTGGACTGCAACTTGGGAGACCAATTTGCGTTATGATTTCACCTTCAATGAGGGTTTTGTGTTCAACTCTAACTTCTAATCTTTAGTCCTGGTGATGACTCTAAAAGCACCAACTTTCCAACTTTCTTTCACACTAACAAACAACATGACTGCTACTCTTTCCATGCCTAAGTCTGCTGCTATTGGTATGCTCTCCAAGGCAGAGAATGGTGCTCAAATGCTAGAGATTCTTGATGCTGTTATTGACACTCAAGAGGATCAAGTTCCTATGGT